CACCACCACCGTCTCCGCGTTTACCGGAACCATCGCCTCCCCCGCCACCATTACCTGAATCGCCACCACCATCTTTCCCGCCATTTCCTCCATCTCCACCATGGAATCCACCAAATTTTCCGCCACCATCAAATCCCCCAAATATACCGCCGCCGTCAAATCCTCCACTTTCTCCTCCACCAACTACACCACCGCCGTCAAATCCTCCACTTTCTCCTCCACCAACTACACCACCGCCGTCAAGTCCACCGATGTTTCCGCCGCCTTCGTCCCCGCCAGTGACGCCTTCGCCAACTCCACCGGTGTTTCCATCACCATCATCTCCATCAGTTTCGCCTCCACCATCGTCTCCACCGCTACTTCCTCCACTTCCTCCGCTGCCATTAACTCCGCCACCAGTCAGACCCCCGAGTCATCCACCTCCAATATCACCGCCACCTAGTATTCCCCCATCTATTCCTGTGGTAAATGATGAAGAAACTGCAACTACGTTGCCATATATTGCTGTCGGTGCCGGTGCCGGTGGAATTGCTGTACTTGCCCTGTGTCTATATGCATGGTCAAAACGACGTACTATGTGTTCGTGTTTGTATGTGCCTTCGCGTCAGCGGCAGTCACCGTCATCGCACCCCCCTCATCCTCCGGTGGATGTTGAACTTGGAGATTCGGATGGTTCTACTGAAATGGGCGAGATTGATTATGATCAAGCGATTAATGATATAGATAGTAATTCTGGGAGTCCAGAAATCCCAAGGAATCCATTTATGCGCAATTTAAGTGTATAAATGGTGTTCTTTAGTGATCGCAATGGTTTCAGTACTAATGATATGTATGATGCCATATGTAAAGATGTTAATATGCATTTATGTACAACTACAATTGAACTAAAGCGTCTAGATGACAATACCCTACAGTTGCTTCTACCGGGCATAAGCAAAACAATGTATGATCTCGAAAATTTGATTTATTCGGTACCATTTGAAGAGTATGATATGCAGCATTCTCTCAATAACATGTTACATGAGATTAAGCTTCGCCACCAGTTCATCGTATGTCGAATTGAGTACATTATGACTGCTCGTACTGTGTTTAGTGCTACATTTGAGTGCACTTCAATTGGTCCGTCGGTAAATGGTATTGTTTTGGGTATGTAGTAGAAAACGCTAAAAAATAATTTAATTAATTAATTGACATCAATAAACAATGACACAACCAACCCATCCTCTGTTTTTGTAAAAGAAGAAATATCATCACAGTGATCCTTAATTAAATCACAAAAGGCGGCGGGGTCAAACCCTGTTGGCACGCCGTAAATGGTGAGATTTACTTGATGCATCCCGTATTTCTTTTTATCATACCGATAATCAACAAACCGGTCTAATTTATCCATAAGTGCCTGTGAAGACAAGTCATGAATGTCGGTCGAATCTTTAGCGCCACTTTCTCCCAGTTCGTTTATGAGATTCTCATAATTTAACTTCATCGATACAGTTTTCTTAATAAGTTCTTCGTCAGACATATGCTTAGTATTTATAAGTTTTCCGTTTCTATATATGAGATATTTTCGTAGCGAGATGTTTGGCTCTTATCTGATGTATACTGGTGTCAACTCATACCATTTGATAAACCATTTGATAGAATCATGATGATGCAACATCTCCCAGTATCCAATATTGTCTCAGTTCCCGAAAAGCCCTACCATGGGAAGCGTAAGATGGGATATGACGATTCCATAATCGTCAATCATATTATGAACATTCCAACCCGTCCAACCAAGCGAATCTGCTCACATAGTACGTCACTCACAGCGGTTGATGTGCTTGCAAACTCAATGAATGTGACAAAGACAACTGGTCAGCTTGCACGTATGAATACAAACAGTGTTCGTGTTTATCTCAAAGATACACTCCGTCCTGCCATTGACGAACTTGAGCATATTATTCCCGATATCGATGGCAAACTGAAAAAGGATATGAACGATGCACTTGAAAATGCGTATGAGTGTGAGAAGTTCTCCATGATCCATATTTCAGAACAGCACCCGGATCCGGTTGTTGGTACGCGTGTTTCTCCAGTTGATTCTATCATTTCAACCGACATTGAATATGAGTCGGAAACCGAGGAGGATTACTATGAGGTTGACGTGGATTATGACACGGTCTGCGGTGACCTTGATCCGTTTGATATTGATGCTATCGCGGATGCCGTTTCCGATCACATTGATACCGAAAGTGGTATGGACATCAAGCCCATTCTTGTTACAGTGAATCTCCCCGGTTGGATTCATGTTGATCTGTGGAATGATGTTCTTCATGAGCTAACTACGCGGTACACTGAGGTAGACATTGACGATACGAATTCGACTGATGACTGTTCGGTGTTTACAATTGTTGTTATGTGAATTTTATTATTGTGCAATCACTTACGTGCAGTGTAAATTGTTACCGAAACACATTTTTGTGTTGTAGATAGTGTGGAAGAAAGCCCATATAGCTCAGTGGATAGAGCGCTTGCCTTCTAAGCAAGTGGTCGTAGGTTCGACCCCTACTATGGGTATATATAAGTTACTAAATTCTTGTAACTTTTTTTATGATTTTCCGAACTTATACTACGCGTATATTGAACACAATTTCCATTGGCATGTCTGCAACCCCGTCTCGGTTCCCTTATTACAGCCGTGCAAACGTCTGCTTTGCGTATATTGTTATTAATGGAGAAAACATATACATGGATGACGACTTCCTTAAATGGACCGGACTTGTCCATCTTGAATATGATGGAATGACTGTAATGCCATCTGATATTAGTCGCCGACTGTTAATTTATCATGCAATAAAGTCCCCGGGCGGTGCATTCAAGTTAAATGCAACGCTACGAAACGAACCAAGTGGTATTGTTGTGTCAAACACAGGCACTTTTATTAAAATAAACAAATCGCCGTTATCAATGTCGTCTAGAGTAACTCACATGACTGAATATACTACAACTGGTTTCAATGACATGATGGCTGATATTTTGGCCGACTAATTTTTCTTACTTTTGTAGATTGCACCCATTTTAACAGAACAAGGCTTTGTGGACATAAATTTTTTGCGACTTCGACCCACCGTGCGCATATATGTACAATGTCCATTGCCATCGGGCTGGTTTGTGTTCCATGAGTTTGCTCCATGTCCCCATTGTGTTTTATCATCCCATTCCCAATATTTGGATGTCCTTGAATAATCAGTTACTCCATCTATCGGGGGAGACTGACGCGATTCATCCATGAAACGCCCCCCTAGCCATAATCCAATGTCATCATTACGTTTTCGATATTCTGTAAATGTATTATTAAACTTCTTTGTTGAAGCCAGATGTTGATTTTTAAGACCATGTTCTGAAAGCCTCTTCATCATGATAACATATTCTTCTTCTGATATAACCGACGCGAGATGTCCTCCCCACATACGTGCTGCCTGTTGATGTTCGTCCCATGTTTTTAATTCAAATGTTATTTTATACTCATACATGCTTGAACGATACTCTTTTTGTAATCGCGCGGCAGTATTCAAGTCACTTGACGCAGGAGTTGGTTTGAATTTTTCATATGCTATATATCCACCTAGTCCCAATACGGCTAAAATAATTAATTTAATAATCATGCTAATAAGTATACCCATCCAACTACGGCCCTTTGACTGTACAACTGTATTTGGCGATGCAACCTTTGTATCCGATTGTGCGGTATCCTTCTTTTTAGGTTTAGGATCTGGCTTACTTTTTGTGTCACCCATTTATTCTCATACAACAAAAAACAACATTTTATAATGTATATATTAAATGATACAAATCTACGCACTTATTGTAGTCGCCGTCATCGCGGTAATCGCATATTTATACATGAAATACAAAAAGAGAAACGCAAAGATTGCTTCCATCAAGAAGGCACGGGCAGTTAAAGACGGTGCCGATGAAGCGAATCTATTGTTGACACCAGACGAGTTATCTAAGAAAAAAGTTGAAAACGAACAAGAGGAAACCGGGAAAATTAAAGAGGCGAAGGGGGGAAAATGATTTTATCGACATTAAATAAATAAAGTATGATTCTGACAATTATTATATCAATCGTTGCCGTAATTGTAATATCGTTTTTGTGGCGACGGCGTAATAAACAATCAGACATGTCATTTGAAGCAGTTGAACAGAGGAAAAAAATGGTACGGGATAGTCGACGAGATATGATAGTAGGTAAAATTCGTGACAATTACAAATCACTTAACACAGCTGTCCCGTCCGATCATATATCAGGTACACCTTATATCAGACACCTCAGTAATTTAGAAATGAAAGAATCATCTGTACCGCTCAATATTACTTCGTCAATTTCATGGACACCATTTGACAAACGACTATCGTATCAGATACAGACACCCTCGCCTCCAGCGGCACTTCCAGCGAATCACACGACTACAGAATACTTAGATTACATTGGCAGACAAACTAGATATGAAATGGAGAGGAGAGAGAATGATAGACTGAGTCGAATACCGTTATATACTCCAACACCTAGATCTTTGGTATCATAAGTAACCGAATATCCAGAGATGGCAGATGCTCAAACAAAAAGGTACCAGGAACTAATGAAATCAGGGGCTGATCGACTTGCTTCACTACAATAAAAAATTTTATATGCTAAACATAAATGATCGTAGCGATCATAATTCTTGGAGTTGTATTTGCGGGATTATGGATGTATATGAGACGTACAACACCACATACGGCCGTGGATGAAGAAGCTAGGCAAGAAGCCATATTAAAACGACGCATGGAGAGTAAGGCGTCACGTACAGAAGTTGATCGCTTGGGGCAAATTGCACAGGGTAAAAAAGAGATTGAAGAACTTCAGAAACCATTTGTTGGCGCGCCAATGCCAGACTATGACCCATCACAAATAGAGCAAGATCCCGAAAAACGAAAGAAAAAAATACGCGATGCAATGGGTGTTGACAGTGGCTCGGATACACTTCCGGTAGTAGAGTATCCTGATTCTGATCTGACTGCTTCTGAACGGGAACATAAGAAGATCCTGGAGATGTTTCAAAACCACGATGTTGTTTTTGACGATGAGAATTGGGCTACTCATGGATATGATAAAAAGACCGGTAACCTAATATGGGTTGAGGACCGTCTGGCCAACGGGATGGCAGGTGACTTTAGGTATGCGAATAAAGACGACTTCTATGCGAAAGAGTTGAAAGATTTTATAACGGCATGATTTAACTCAAATAATTAAACATAAAATTAATGACACTCTGTGACAACATGTGACTTGGGTCAATGTTTTGTGCAACGTCATCAGTAAACTGAGGTGCATACACCGGGTCCATCCGATGGAATACAGCAGTAACTATGTGAAACAGCTTGCTACGTAGTACATCTGCGAACCGATGAGTTAACAACATATACGATTGATCTTTTTTTTGTTCAAGTGTTTCCGATGCTAGCGAAAACCACCAATCAAAATCATTACAAAAGTCGGTATATTCTGCACGGAGCATCTTACCATTGCTTGCACCCATGACCGTTTCGCATATAATTTTTGAAATCTCCAAGTCTTGTTGCATGCGATGCAATGTAATCATTTTGGCACGCAGGGCACTGTACTCCAAAAATATTTTGACACGGATGTCAGTGGATTCTACTGTATTTGTAAAATTATTAATAAATGCATCGGTGTTTAGGGAACTAATCGAATGCATCGGGTCCATAAAATAGACCGGCGGCTCCCGAACACAGAACTAACACAAATGCAATAAACGGAACGACTTGCTCAAACATACTTATAACTTAAGTCACAATATCTGAAAGTTTATATACCGTTTTGGACGCATATATTTCTGCTCGCCAACATGTACTTGTATCTGTAATAATATGTTGATTGTACATATCAAGTAGTTCTTTCGATGTAACCGGCCCTGCGATGTCTGAAAAATGCCATTTTTTATAAAACCATGTAATAAATGGTTCCTTCAGAATATCAGTCAACATATCAATAGGCGGTTCCGAGTGAGAACGTTTGTGACGAATATTACGCGCATATGAGCTTTTGTCGTTTGTATCCATTGTCATACTCCAGCGACCTCTTCTTTGACTCATAT